GATATTCACGGCCATCTCGCTCGCCATCCTGCAAGGATTCAAGGACATTCGATTTCGCGGTGTGTCCCTGAAGGGCGGGTATTACGGACAGCAGATGAACGAAGACCGTGTGTGCTATCACGGGCCGATGCTTGAGATATTCAAGAAAATCAAAGAGCCTCTGATGCGCGATGGAATAATGCTTCGCAACGAAACCAAGGACGCAGAAGCCATCTTTGAGGAATACACATGAAATTTGACGGACTGCTCATCTGCTCCGGCCCGACCATGGCGGATGACTTGGAAAGAATGAAATCAGAAAACCTCATGGATGATGATTTCATCATTGCCATAGTGAATATCGCCGTTGCAAAGCTCAAGACAATCTCGCGAACCGCGAATTTATTTTCTATTGATTGGCCGGACTACCTTGTTCAGATGGTCAGGACGCACCCGAGCCGTGAAAACATAATCGCCCATGGCGGGGGGTGCCATCGCGGATGCCTTCCCGGTCAGGCATGGCAGTCGCATGGATGGACGGAAGGACAGGAATTGTCCATGACGAGCCTTCCGATGTTGGTCAACAACGGAATCAGCATGTTCACGGCCCTGCATTGGCTATGCTGTCACGGGTGCAAGAACATTTTCGGGGCTGGTATCTCTCTCTCTCTCTATCCTGACGGTTCGTATTACGGAACCGGAAAAAAGGCGGAGGGAGAAGAACTGAAGACAATCGAAATACTTTGGGAGCGCACCAACGACCTTTGGGAACAGCGCATGCAACCTTTCTTGAGAAAGAACAAAATTGCCTTCACAGCATCGCGCTTCAAAGAAATTTGCGTTTAACATAGCGCACCGTTCCGCTCTCGCAAAAAGGGCATCGGAAGACCAATATGTTTTCTGCAAAGAGGTGATGGAATATCCCGACATTGACGAGCCGTTCTTCCGATGGATATGTTCTATTCTATCCCAAGAGCAAAAACGAGACCGGATGTTTCTGCTCCCACGCGGACACTTAAAAACAACGGTTTGCGTGATAGCAAACATCGCCAGAAAGATCACCATCAACCCAAACTTGCGATTTCTGATTGTCAGCGCGACATCAACCATCGCTGAAAAACGCCTTCTCGCCATCGAAAACATCATACAGAACAACAAGAAGTTCAACGAGCTTTGGCCTGAAATAAGGCCGGAGGACTTGCGCTCAACGCAATGGTCAAGGGAGGGCTTTGTCGTAAACCGTGATGCCATCCTGATTGACCCGACATGCGAAGGGCGCGGCATCGGAAACAACGTCACAGGCTCCCACTATGATTTTATCGTGTTCGATGATATCGTCACCAAGGACAACTGTGACACCGCGCTCAACAGAGACAAGCTGAGGGACGGATTTACTCAGGCGTTTTATTTGCTTGAACCGGGTGGAAGGGTTGACGTTCTCGGAACTCGCTATGACGGTGATGATATCTATGGTGATATCATCAAAGACAAAAACATGTGGGATGTTTACCAAGAGAAGGTGTTTCATTTAAATACATGCGACCCGCGTTTTTTCAACAAGGATTGCGAGTGCGGGCCTGTAGATATTGGCAAACCGCATTATTACATATTCCCAGGGAAGTTCAACGACAAGGAATTCAGGCGCAGAAAGCGTCTTGAGCGAGATGATGATTGGGTTATTAATTGCCAGTTCTTCAACAATCCCGTCAGCAAGGCCACGCAGATTTTCAAGCCTGAGTACATCAACGAATTCGTGAATCTCGTCACGGAGAAAAAGGCGACAGACGGAGTAAACGAAACCATAGAAAAGATTCCGTACTCGTTCTTTCTCGGGGTTGACCCTGCCGCGGGAAAGAGGGCCGATGCAGACTTCAGCGCGTTCGTGGTCATCGCCATCGGGCCGGACGGAAAAAGGTATGTCATGGAAACACTTCAGGGAAAAATGCAGTTCAGCCAAATCGTTGATGAGACATGGACGTTTCATAAAAAATACAACCCGCGCCTGATTCTCGTTGAGACCCAGGTTGCGTTCATCGGCCTTCAGGAAGCGTTTGCGAATTACATGACAGCCACCGGCAACATCATGCCGATTCAGTACGTCAAATCTCCCACGGTCAGCGGAGCGAAGGACCAAAGAATAAGGGCCATGGAGCCTGCGTTCCGGGCCGGGATGGTTTGCTTGCGCTCAAACCAGACTGAACTCAGAGACCAGCTTATCGGATACCCCAGAGCAGGTCACGATGACCTCATAGATGCGCTATCATGGGCCATGTCTTACGCTGTAATCCCTGACGTAGAAGATAATTACGACGAAGAGCTTGATGAAGAAGATTATATCCCGATGTTTAGAAAGGCCGGGTACTGAAAAAATATTTCTCTTGACATCACGGAGATATCATGCTATGCTATCAGGGAGATAGCACGGTTTACAGTTTGCACTTTGTAAGGCGCGTTTGGGATGGATGAAACCTCAACAGAGATATCTCCTTACCAACTTGACGGAGAGACCGACTCCGAGGACAAAGCGACAGTAGAGTTTTCAAAACAAGAGGGAGAGCAGTCGGAGCCATTCGATGAGGGCGAGCCTCTTGAAAGCATCGAAGAGGTTGACAGCGAAGTTCTTCAGGATTTTCTCGACAAGTTTCAAACCGCCAAAGCCTACCGCGCAAAATACTACGATGAAATTTGGAACCTTGCCGATGAAGCCTATTATGGCATCGTTTCCGAGTTAAACACCGCGAACGCCGAGCAGGATTTCCGCTCCAACATCAGAATGCGCGAAGCGTATATCCAAGTGGAGAGCATGTCCGCGAAGGTCATTCCGTCTCTGCTTGGTAATTCGCCCCCGATCAGCGTCATGCCGATTGATTGGACGGATGACCGCGAGCAGACCGCCATCGCCATCGAACAGCATCTCTACTACACTTTCATGCACAAGATGAACCCGATTGAGACCCTGACGCGATGGGTCAAGGCCGGGAGCAAGTATGGGCTTGGAGTGTTCCGCGCCTACTGGCAATTCGACACGGGGTATCGAACCCGGCGCGAGCCAATCTATGACGACAAAACCGGCAAGATGATTGGCTTCAAGAAAATTCGCTCCAAGGGAATCCGCAAGGACAGGGCGCAAATCGAACACATTGACACCCGCTCGTTCTGGTGGAACCCTGACGCGAAAGACAGGGTGCGCTGGTGCATTTACGAATACTTCCGCCCCTTGAGTGAGATTCAGCGTCTTGGTGAAGCCGGTATCTACCGCAACACGGAAGGACTCACCGACTTTGCGGGTGGAAAATCCAACGAAGACTCAGAGGAAATCAGAACGCAATCGGGCGACAAGACCACCGAGAACAACTCGACCGAACCCATGGTGAAAGTGCATGAACTTTGGTCAGAGACGTGCATGACCGTGATAGCAAATGAGTCAGCCGTGCTTTCGTACCGTCCGAACCCCAACGACACCGGGGCAATCACATTCTATTTCTACCGGGCGAGCGTGACGGATTCGGACTTTGTTGGCATCGGGGAAATCGAACCCGTTCTTGACCTTGAGGAAGGCGAGAATGCTATCAGGAACATGCGGCTTGACAACCTCAACCGCATCATCCATCGTCAGATTCTCGTCTCCAACACGGCGGGTCTGAAGGGCAAAAAGTTCCGCTTCACGCCGCTTGGCATTCACAGGGTTGCCGACATCAATGGCGTGAAGGCATTCGACATGCCCGATGTCACGCAGTCCGCGTATCTTGAAGAGCAGAAGTACGAAGCACAGATTGACAAGACCAACGGCAACCCGGAAGTCGGGAGAGGGGAGCGCGGCCCGTCACGCGAAAGCGCGACAGGGGTGGCCGTCCGCTCGAACTCCGCCAACTTACGCACCGACCTGAAGGTTCAGTTAGCGCAGAGAGAGGTTGCGCGTTGCCTTGAGGATGTGTATGGCATGGAATGCCAGTATGCCGACCGCAATCGCATGATTGAGGTTCAGGGCATGAATGGCTCTCGACTTTTCCGGCGCGCCCACGAACTATATGACCTACCCTGCGAATTCATGTATCGCGTTGGCGGTTATGTCGGAAACAAAATCATTGACCGTCAGCAGTTCCTTCAAACCCTTCAGGCCATGGCTATCTTCCCCGGAGTGCCACAACAATTCGACCCGCGGGAAATCGCAAAGATGATGGCCGACCTG